ATTGGGTGTTCAAACTGGGGATGCCCTCCTTAGCACATTTGGCCCAGTCAAGAGGGAAATCGCTGATCGGATCCTTGCCGCAGTGCGTTCTCTTATGCGTAACCCTATTGAAACAGTCAACATGCTCAATATGTTCAAAGCACTCCCGCACCCAGATGCAAATTTGGATGAGGTTTTCAAGTCTATTGCAGGAATACAGTCACCGAACAAGGTAGAGAAAAAGGTTGTTGAAAGATTCACTGCAACATACAGACGAGAAATATTCCGATCACTCCAACTGCAGGGACATCACCCACGAGTTTCATCTGGCATTATCACGTCACTTGGTGAGGAACTTGAGCAGGCCACAAAGTCAACGACTGCAAAGATGGACGTTTTCCCTCAGTTCCCATTACCTGCATGGGCAAACGTCACCCTAGACATTTGCACAGCCTTGCCAACACTTCGTGATATGCGTGTGCGACCGTCTGCAAAGTCGTCTCAGGAAAGAAGAGAAGAGGGAGTCACAGGGCTGAAGGGGGTAGCTGACCGTGTTGGGGATACCACAGCCATTTCAATGAAGGCAAGGGAGCGAGCACTTCAAGGGTTTGGGACCATCAATGATGTGCTCTCAACTGCACTGGGTGAGGATGAGCTTGAGCCTGAAGGAGCATTTAAGGATTTTGCCAAGATAGTTAGGGCACATGAGGACTTTGAGTCACGTTACCCCGGAGTTGAGATTGAGGATATACCAGTGGCAGACCTAGAAGATTTTGTGCTAAATGAGAACCCACTAACGACAGTGGTTGGGACAGAAGGAAAATTTGGGGAGAAGCACAAGAAAGCAACCAGAATGTTTTACATGGCGGAGCAAAGAATCAAGGCAATTACCCAGAGAGTTGAGAGGTGTATCAAGCAAATAACACGCAGGCAACGGGGTGTCTCAATTACGAAGGGGTTTAGAGACAGGAGGAAGGATCTTGAAAGGTTTTGTCATGCTATGGCATCAGGGGCAGGCTCATCAAGTGAGCTTGGGGATGAGTCCCGGCGCCCTGATTTTGGTGAGAACCTGGCTGGGGATGATACTGCAAGGAAGTCACTTTTCATATCCTTTGATATGTCAGAGTTTTCAAAGAAGTTCCCAATGAAGCTACTCCGTTGTGCAGGGAAGGTGCTTGCAGAGGCCACGGGGGAGGAGTTAATGGAGCGGTTGGATCTCATCTTCAGGAATAGTGTGGTCATTCACAACACCCGGGGTTACTTCAACTTTATATGTGGC